TAATCATTAGGGACTCTTCCAGTATTTTAGTACCCTTCTCTGTGACCCAGGTATTTTTACCTTTGCCAGTTAGGGACTTTACTGGTAGCTTTTGAGTTGCTATCTTCATTGCTTCCTCAAACGTAACCTCTTGTTCTTTAGCGATTTGTGTTAATTTCTTCTTGGGCATTAATATCCTCCTTTGTTTGTTTTAGTTGATTGCATTGATGAGTCCGACATAAAGTCCGGTCCTTCTCCGCCGTTCGACATTCGCAAATAACGAATGACATCGAAGAAGTCCTTTAGGGCTTCCTCTGGTTTTCCACCTGCATTGTAGTTAATTAGACTGTCCACTAGGTTTCCGCAATCGGAATGGATGTAGCACCTTGGACGATTTGCCCCATCAATATCTACGTTTGGGTTGTAGTTGAACCAGTCATCTAGGGCAGTAATTCCTCGCTCCTCCATCTTACCATCGGATGGAATAAAGCTTAGACCAAAGTCATAGAAGGAGGTAAAGAGATCATCATTATTCTCATTCTCGCGGGCGAAGAACCGGGAGTCACCGATGCGCTCAGTTACTTCCATACCTAGATCGTCCTCGATCTCCTTAAATAGTTCACAGTATCCCTCTACATTTAAACCAATCTTTTTAGCTGCGGGTCCGTACTTCCACTTGGGATCCCCAAACAAAGCCCACTCTCCGTAGGTGTTGCGGTCGGGCCACTCCCTGCGGATAAAGATTTCTCCACTCTCGTTTACCCCAGCCCAGATGGCTGTGTAGTTCCTTGCGCCAGCGGGGTCAACCACTTGATAGCAGGTGAACTTCGACTTATCCGATATGTCGGGGAACGTCATCCCGTACTTATTGGGTTCCTCGTTGAGAACATTTACTTCTGTATTGAAGTAAGGTAAAAGGGCATTCGCTGATTTTACCGGTAGACCATAAGCACGAACTTTGATTTCATCATCGGGGCGACCCTTTAAGTCCTTTGCAATTCGCTCGTATCCGCCGAATGGATTCTCGTCGGAGTGGAGATAGATTACAGCAGCATCCCTACTTGGGCTGTATTGGCGGATGGGTACTTCTAGGTCACGAAGCAAGGCCGCTGGCCTTGTCTCATTGGTTTCCGCGCCCTTGAGGTATTCAGCTATGAAAGGAGTGTATCCATCAATTGGTGTAAAGCCAATGATCATCTTGGAGTCCCGGGTAGCAAGTCGGAACCGCAGGGTGTTGACTAGGGCAGCGTCACCTAGATATTCGTCAAGCCAAGTGCCGATATTCAAACCCTTGGGGTTCTTGAAGCCGAACTCAAAGCCCTCTAGGATGGTGGAGTTATTGGAGTACTGTGTGTAAGTCTTGAAGTCCACCCGTGTGCGGGTGTCCGGGAACACGAAGGAACTCCCTGTGAACCCATTCTGCATTGAATAGTTAATGTACCCCTCGATCCCTTTAGTCTTCTTCTTGTACTCCTTGGGCATCATCTCCCAGATGGCTGGCTGTTGAACCTTGATTGACGTATCCGCATTTTGCGAAAAGCAAACAATGTGTCCATCCTCGGACTCGGTCACTGCTTCCATTATCATCTTGGCGCAGCCAGTAGTCTTTCCACTTCTGTTTCCGCCGAGTGCAAGGCACTCGTTGTACTCCTCCATTGCTTCCCTGGCTCTATCCCAGCCTGGGAGGTCGAACCCATAGCGTAGGGGGTCACTGGTGGATGCCTTGATCCTGCCCTCGTGAGCAAGATATAGCTGCTCCAGCAGCTTTGGGTCATTCTCGGCTAAGTAAACAATTTCTCTATCAGTTGGGGCTGATAGGATTGGGTGCTTGGTAAACGAAAGCTCCATACCTAGAACAATCTCTCATCGTCCTCATCGTCATCGTCATCATCCAGGAGTTGCTCCCAGTCTAGATCATCCACTTCGGAGTTTAAATCCTCGATGGCTTCCACCATCAGCATTTTACCAACCCTGTGGTTGGTGTAGTCATAGAAGAGATCCCCGTCCTCATCGAGGACAATGAAGCAGAAGTTCGGCGAAATATCTGCGAGCATTCGGCGAACGTGGTTAAAGGCGATGTCCGGATCAATGTCTGGTGTCTTACTCATTTGCTTGATTTGGGTTGTTCGGTTCTGGGAGCAGGGGGTTTCTTGCTCCAATCAATATCGTCGTAGTTCTTACGTTGCTTCTCCTGGTTATGCCCTTTGCGGGGTCCGCTTCCTTTAGTGCTCATCTACTTCGATTACTTCTGCTTGTTGCATTTGCTCCAGCCGTGAACGAGCAGCGGCCAGCGTCTCCTCGTAGTCCTGCTGTGTGATTACCTGCCTTTCCTCAGTAATAGAGGATGCTTCACCCCTGGAGGTCATAGCCTCCCGGAAGGAATTAGCCTTGGCTATTGATAGCTCCTTGAGGTCACGGAAGCTGACATCGAACTCTGGGTCTGTCTCCATCTTGTCCCGCACCTTTTCAATAAGATCCTCCTCCAAGGAGGATATGTTTAAATAGTTCTTTGCGGAAATCTTACCCGCAATGTCCCGCAATTTCCCAAGGTGGTCAGCGTAATCCACTAGAATATTCAGTACAGTACAACGGGAGTACTTGTACTTCTTTACTAGAGCAGTCTGGCTGGTTCCCTTGCTGTAGAGGTACAGAATCTTGGCGACCTTCTCTGGGTCGTACACAGAGAGGCTCTTGATCTTTGCAACCTCCTTTACTTCAACCACTTGCGCAATGGCATCCTGGATCTCATTGCAGAGTTCCTCCTTTGCGCTTTGGTTAATAGTGTCGGTCATACTGAGAATGTGTCTCATTAACATATAGGATGTCAATCATAAAAATATAAAGTACGCAATATAGCATATAGCAATTGACAAATTGCGAACGCCGTGTGATATAATACAACCATAGTCAGGAGGTAAACCCCAATGCGGGCGAAAACGATCTCCGAGGATAGCCACTCGTATGACATTAAACTACACGGCACTACTTTGGGAAGTTCGCCTCTTGGGAACAAGGGTCGCCCCACTGTAGTATAGGTTGTTTCCCCTGATGATGCCAAGAAGGGAAACATAAAATATATGCCTGTAACTTATGGATAACTATTCGATAGTACCTAGTCCGACCCTTGAGTCTACGTTACAGCAGCTTTGTAATGGCGAAGCTGTGTCTATTAACATAGCAATGACAGCAATGATAGCAATGACAGCAAGCCCCCCTAGGGGCTTTGTGCGAGTTTACAGTTTACCCAGGTGGCTCCTTGGGGGAGCCTTGAGACGCAAATTTTTTTAACTGGCAGTATATATATATAATATAATATTTTTTGTTAAAGCTTGCATCCCCTCCACCCCGTTTTGCTTGCAAAAACTTTTGCTCGCCGTTATCCCGTTAGAAACCTGGCTCACTGTCATCCCGTTAGGAATCCTGGGCTCACTGTTAGTACGTTAGACTTTTGCTTACCGCTGCAACGTTAGTAATTGTCTCACCGTTAGCACGTTAGTTTGTATTCAGTATTCTGATACAAATCTGGCTCACCGTTTACCCGTTAGGTTGTATTCGAATTCCCGATACAAATCTTACTCGCCGTTTACACGTTAGGTTGTATTCAAATTCTTAATACAAATCTTACTCGCCTATAATTTGTTAGGTGTATCCGGTTTTCTGATACAGGAATTACTATTTTTTCTCACGTTAGGAATATATCAGCAGCACTGTGGTCCATACTAACGGGTGTCAGATTAGGCAATAAATAGGCTAAAAACGCGAAAAAAGGCACTTACTAACGTACTAACGGTGATTCATATTTAATTATTTTCAACTTTTTTTCTTCTGTAAATGCCTGACGATCAACGTCTTAAGGAAAATACACTTTTAAAGTTAAAAAAAAGATTCGCTATTCGGAAAAAAATAGTCACTTTGGTTGTCATCGCTGGCTTAGTCATTGGTAGGCGGGCTCTTCGGAGTTATGGGAATGATTCGTTTTTCGGGATTTTTTAAGTGATTAAAATTCAAGTATCGGCTTATGGCGTTTTTCATCTTTTGAATTCATCGCGTCACCTTGCGAATTCTCAATATTCACATTTTTGCGAACACCTTATCACTTCGACTTGTCAGTTAGTAAGGTTTAAATTGCCCATTGAATAAGTACACAAATTGAGCGGATTTTTGAACGTTTGGCAACGCGATAAAATTTAGGCATCCCAAGTAGGCACACCGAACGGGATGCGTGTAAGCCCACTGGCAATGAAGCCAGCTGTTACAAGTCAGCACAAAGGGTGAGTACACATTATGAAAGCAAAGAACACTCCAAACCTTTGGCGTGAAACTGCGACAAAGCCCAAAGTGGCTGACTGGTCGTATGATCGTACCAAAGTAAAACGTAAATACCACAGTAAGCGTAAGCCTACTGTTTCAGCAAACAAGCCCAAGGTGAAACCACAGGCGAAACCATACAAGACAATAGTCAGCAGCATTACACTCGAAAGCTTAGGGCTTTCGTTCAAGGCAACAGTGCAGCGGAAAGCTACTATCACTGGATAAAGCATATGACTACAATTCAAACAAAGTACGGTGCAATGCACATCTACGAAACCATAGAAGAGCTGGATAGTTTCTCATATGAAGATTGTGTGAACTGGCTAGAATTCAATGATCGCAACGGTTGTTATTCAACGCAAGACCAGTTGGATGAGTTCGGAGATATTTTACCAATATGGGTTATGAAACAAATGATCCTGAGGCAATGTGATTAACCCAAACGAAAGGAAAATATGACTGAATTGAAACGAACAATCGACGCAATCAAAGCAGAGCTTGCATACTGGCAAGGCGAGAAAGAAAGCGATGACGAATCACAAGCGGATTATGCAAGGTGGGAAGCTGCCGAGTGTATGGAAAAACTTGACCGAATCAAAATCGTATCTGGGTACGTGAAAAAGTACAAAGGATATACGAAAGATTAACCCAAAAGAAAGGAAAATATGAACAGCTACAAGACAGAATTATACAAGGTTAGCTTTGGAATAGATGCCCGGCGAGACATCACCGAAGTGACACTGACGAAAATCGGAAGTGAATTCTACGAGAGTTACACAAACTTACCGATACTAGCACACAAGCTTTGCGCACTGATCCAAGAAGGAAGGATGAGCCAAAAGGAAGCATCTAAAACCATTGCCAAAGCAATGATTCACCTAACTAACTAAAGGAAAAATATGAAAATGGATAAAATATTCGGATACTACAGCGAGACCGAAGGGTGGGCGCAGATTTATGATGGATCGAAGCGCACTCCTACCAATACCGTTGTAAATGGTAGGGTTGGCTTTAGCATACCAAAAATATTTGACGGCGAATGTACAAGGGAAACATTCGACCGAATCATAAAAGAACAAAGCCTATGAAAAGAACAATAGCAAAACACAATGATCGTGAGATCACCCGCAACCTGCAAGCCTGGATTGACATTGCAACTCGACAGCAAATGCGAGAGGGCAAAGCGTGGTACAAGGAAGCGCAACGATTCACTCGAAACCTATCCAAGATTCACAAGGTGGATAAGTATATCGTGGCTGCAGTGACAAGCGCACTTAGCCCGAATAACAAGTGGCTGCGCAATAAACTGGACGCAAACGCACTGATATCCGCCTTTATGGAAGGGCGAAGCATCAACAGTTTCAAGGTCTGCACTTATAACGCCAACAAGCGCAAAGCGTGGGCAATAATGACGGACGGCGAAGAGATAGCGGCGAAGAGTCCAAAGACTCACGCCTTTGCAATGAACATAGGAAGGCTCAGTGAGAAGCACGTGACCATCGACAAGTGGCACATAAGGGCTTGCCTATGCAAGCCAAGCGAAGGCATCGTGGACACCACCGAGAGCGTGACGAGCGCACAGTACAGAAGGATCGAAGCAATCACCGCCGGACTGGCAGAGAGAAACAAACTCAAGGCATACCAATTGCAAGCTGTGATATGGGTAGCCATAAAACAAAACTGGAATAGATAATGGAAGAGACAACTACGGATACGATAGAGATAAATGACCGCGATGTGGATGTACGCATCACGTGGGAAGTAGAGCAATGCGAGTGTACAAGTAATTACGGCGAAGGCGAGGTCACTGAAAGGTGGATCGAGGCATTCCCGCTACTCGCTGAACAAATCACAACCACAACCAACGGAATTGAAATTGTGCAGCACGCATACGGATTTGAGGAAGATCCCATCGGGGACTTCGACCTAGCAATTGTGAAAGCAATTGATAATGAAGTAATAACCTACTAAAGAAAGGAACAAAATGAAAAATCCAGGACACGATTACCTAATGAAAGTACAGAATAATGAAGAGGGCTGGACCCTCATTAAGGAAATGCGCAAGCAAACAAAGGCTTGCAACTCCAAGTACAAGATTGTACTCAGGGGTAGCCGACCGCTAACGCCTTGGGGAAATCGAGTCAGTATCACCCTTGACCAAGCGCAGGACATTCGCCTGTACATACGACTGAAGGATTAACCAATAACGAAAGGAATAAAATGGAAAGCATAAAGGAAGTACTAATGGATCGTGATGGAATGAGTGAAGACGAGGCAATCGATCTAATCTCTGACGCACGGAATGACTTCAACTATCACGTAGATCGGGGCGAGTTAGACGCAGCGGAGAACATCTGCTCCGTATGGTTCAACCTTGAGCCGGATTACTTAATCGAATTCTTTTAACCAATAACGAAAGGAATAAAATGACACTACACCAAGAAGATAAAAAATTAGCAGCCGACCTAGCGGAGGCACTAGTCGAGGATAGGATGCCCAAGGGTACAGTATGGGTAGACCGAGAGGACGGCAGCGAGGGCTTTACCGAGCCAGCGCAGGATATGTACAACGAACTGTACGACATCATCTACACTAACCTAACATCCGAGGGCTAAACAATGGAAGCAATGGATATATACCACATACTGGTGGAGGATAGCATCGCAACCCCGGAAGAAATCTCGCTTGTGACCTCGGTCACTAGCTTATACGAAGAAAGTTATCTTGACATCTTGTTCTTGCGAACGGGGTGTCGATCAATAGAAGAATACAAGAAGGACTAAACTATGACAACACACACACTAGAAACAATCAAGGCAAGCACCTGCAAATTAATGCGGGAGGACATCAATGAAGCACTCCAAACTGTCCAAGACAAGTACGGAGTTAGCGCAAGGGTGGAGGGTACAGTTAAGTACGATGCACACACGGCCACTTTCAAGGTGGAAGTGGGCGTAATCCAGGACGGGGAAGTAATGACCAAGGAGCAGCAGTTCCTCAATAAGAACTGGAAGATCATTGGTCTAAGTGACGAGCGTATGCTCAACACTATGCTCCGATGCTCCAAGGGTAAGTTCTACTACCTCCGAGGGTACAAGCAACGTGCATACAAGCGACCCTTCATCATCGAGGATGCCATCACTGGCAAAAAATATATGACTACACCTGCTCACGTTGAGTCAATGGACTTAGCCGACAGTAAAGTTTAACCCATACAAATATGAATAGAGAACAAAAAGAAGTAATTGAATTATTATTCGCTCATTCGGATGAGAAGTATAACTTCTACTTAATCCGTGAGATTGCAGGAATCCTAGGAATAACAGAGGATAAACTTCTATCCGAAGTCAATATAACCCGAACAGAAATATAAATATGAACTACATTATACTAGACATCTCAGACCCTGATCAGTGCAAGACCCTTGCGATCTTGATTAAGAACCTCAACGAACAGCACGTAACATACAAAGTATTCTGGCAGGCTGGCATCAGCACGGACGTGACTGTCGAAATCACCAATGGATACTAACATCAACCGAAATATAAATGTGGATACTACCAAAACAATTAATCACCTCAGCCTATGTTCCGGATACGAAGGAATCGGGCTTGGACTCAGAAGAGTTCTCCCAAATCTGCGAGAGATCGCTTACGTGGAGAGGGAAGGATTCCCTGTCGCGAACCTGGTTGCAAAGATGGAAGAGGGAAAGCTGGATGCAGCACCTGTCTTCACGGACGTTAAGACCTTCCCTTACGGGGAGTTTCGTGGGTGCGTGGACATCCTCTCTGGCGGATTCCCGTGCCAACCATTCAGTGCTGCCGGAAAGCGTAACGGCGTTGAAGATCCGAGACACCTCTTCCCCTACATCGCCAACGGAATCAGAGAGTGCCAACCTCGAATTGTTTTCCTCGAAAACGTTGAAGGAATCATCTCAGCCAAGACAGCAGACGGGGAATCAGTTCTCCAGTATGTCCTCCGAGAGTTGGAAGGCTTGGGTTACCGAGCAACGGCGGGAGTATTCAGTGCGGCTGAAGTCGGCGCACCTCATCAGAGAAAGCGGGTCTACATCTTGGGCTACGCCTCAAGCATTCGATCACGTGAACATCGTGCGGACACCAGAGAAGTTAGCTCAGACCAGAGCGGAGAAGAACGCAGGGTGTATGAACCTAAGGGAGCAGGTGCATTACCCAGAGATGGATCACAGCAGGAAGGCGGCGAAGAACTGGCCAACCGCAACGACGAGAGACCACAAGGGCGGATACGTGGGGGGCAGGATACGCAATGGCAAGGTGTCGATGGACACGCTGGATGTAGCAGTGCAGGCACATACCAAAGGTGGCCTGCTAGACCAAGCGAAGAGCAGTACGAGTGGGAAGAGCCAAGAGTCACATCAGTGGCCGACACCAAGAGCCAACAAAGTTCATCCAGTAATCACCGAGGAGAATCGGCAGCAACTGGCGAACAGGAAGAAGGCGAACTTGGAAGAGGAGATAGCGGGTCACTGCGGCAAGGCACAGGGCAAGCTGAATCCAGACTGGGTCGAGCAACTGATGGGTCTGCCAACAGGGTGGACAGACTTCGCCTTCTCGGAAATGGAGTAGTTCCTGCTACTGCCGCCAAGGCATTTGTCACATTACTGCAACGTCTAAATGACTGAGTATAAAATTGAAACACATCACGACGATATGCCCAAGGGCTACGTTGGAATGACTTACAAGTGGGCGCACGATGAGAAAGAAGCGGTGCGCCTACTTCTCAGGAAGATGCCGGACAAGACGGGAGTATGTGTCTTCAAGCGCGGAGGCACAGGTAAGATACTATCAGTCAAACAGTTATGAATAATTTTTAACTACGGCAACAACTACTCTATTGCCAATGCCCGGCTTGTACTTGATCACGCCATCATCCGTGAGCAGTAGCATCCCCTTGGATGCGCTCACTTCCTTATAAAAAATATCATCACCTTTATTAGCATAGATAGTTTTAATGCTTGCGGTTGCACGAATCAAACCGCTGCCACTCAGCACCTCAACTGCCGCGCTATTAGCGTTGGCTGTTACACTTGATGTAAGTATTAGTCCCACTAGGATTGATAGAATTTTCATCCACCAATAATAAACTAACTTCGGGTCAAATCATATGGAGTGAATCACGTATATTCTCACCTTTGATTCCGTACTAACTAATAACCAATAGATAATAATGAGTAAACGAGCAATCAATGAAGCCCTCCTGGGCGTAATTCAGGGTTTAATAATGAGCGTACTAATATTCTCAGTAATGTACGCTATAGCACACATATCGTCAGCACTTGGTATATAACTACAAGCCTACTATGGCTGCGCCGTAGGCGTTACACACATCGTGTATCGTGCGGATGTAATCCAAGGGTACTGACCTAAAAATAATCCGTCAAGCATATAATTTGTGCTTGCCTTACACCAGGTATCTTACATAAAAGAAACAACACTAACAATAAAAGATTAAAACTATGACACCGGCACAATTCAGAAAAGCATACCACTTCCAAGAGGCCATCGAGAAAGTACAGGAATCTCACGAAGCACTTGAGTGTGGACAACTAATCATCAGGTCAAACGGGGAGGACTTTGACATACACATCCCAAGAACTGATAGGACAAGGATAACCAAGGAGGTTCTAAAGCTCCTCAGTAAGGAGCGAGCTAAACTAAAGGAAGTATTTTCTAACATATAACAAATGAAAACTATGAGACATACAGTACAATTCCACACATACCCGGACGGGGACGCAGAGTTTATGAACAAGGATGAGATTGTCCTTCGATTAACCGAGCGTGGTTCAATCAATGACTGCTACGTAGGTGACCTATCTGATGGTGACCAATACTGTCAGCGACTACAGACTAAGCTACAGAAGCGGACAGCATCTGACATACTTAACTTCATTGCTGACAGGGAGATATGCATCTCCTATGAGTTCGGTCGTGAAGAATCCCAAAACTCTTGGAGTGGCAATGATTACGCTACCGTTAAGCTTTCGGATGCCAGCGGTCAATCACTCACCAAATATCCATACGATAATGCATCAGCATTACGTGAGGCAGTTGAATTTGTTATGGATCAGGAGGAACTATAATGGAATCACCTACAAATAACTACGTCATCGGTCAGTTCTCTGACCTATATGAGAAAGCAATGTCCAACAAGAAGATTATGGATGAAGGCCGCAAGGCTGCTGAATTTTTTAAGAAGCTTGGATGGATGGAGAACGCTCGACTGACTAAGACTGGTCGAGCAACTTACCCAACATACGGAAAGAAAAGAACATAATGGCACACTTCTACACAGCGGAAAGACTTCCCAAATTTTTACCAGAGATCGAGACCCCAGCCCAGGCTGTCAAGGACAAGAAGGCTTGGCCTTCAGTTACTACAGTACTGAGTATCATCAGGGATGAGTTCATTGACTCAATCTTCCAGCCCCAACAGTTGGTCACACTTGCACGTGAGCATCCGGATATGGACTGGCGAGACATCAAGGATATGACCTATGGTTTTCGTAAGCACCCTTGGACTAGTGCTATGATACCAAGCTCCGAGTTCGGTACAGCAGTACACAAGCGCATCGAGGACATCATCAAGGGAGTGGAGGATGATGCTGCTACACCTTGGGATGATTGGGCTATGCCCTTTGTCCATTGGGTGAGTGACAACGAGATCAGTGTAATGGGAACGGAGTACGTCATTGGCAACAGCGATCTTAAAATAGCTGGCAGCGTTGACTTCATCGGAACCGGTAAGGACGGTAAGATATTCCTAGCGGACTACAAGACACGCAAGTGCAAGGGTAAGGGCAATTACTACGGCAAGGACTGCAAGCAGTTAGCAGTTGAAGCTTGGATGCTTCAACAATTACTTGACCTTGATTACCTGCCGGGCTGTATCTCTGTGTGCATCTGCACTGAGACGGCTGAACACTATCACAAGGTCTGGAAGGATCACGATGTGCAATACCATTTGGACGGAGCAATGCTGGCAGCGAAAGTTTACTGGCAGGAACGTATGACCAAAGCAACAAGCTACAAATAACAACAACTAAAA